TTTGACAACGCAGTTAAGGCAGAACAGTACATACGGGATAAGAATTTGAATCAAATTGATTTCGTGGTTGAGAGGAGGGACAAGTTTGACTGCTAAGGAATATCTACAACAAATATATAAAATTGATAGGCGCATTAATATTACGCTTGCCAAAGCTCAAAAAATGAAAGAAAGTTTGTATGGTAAAAATATTGAAATGAATGATGCGCCATCTTCTAATCATGGAACTGATACACTAGGTAAGTCAATTTGTAAAGTTATGGAGTATGAAGAAAAAGCCAATCGGCTTATCGACAGACTAGTTGAGTTAAGGTTAGAAATTGAAACAGTTATTGAAACTATTTCCAATTCTGAGCAAAAAGAAGTTCTTGAACGTAGATATTTGTTATTTCAACCGTGGGAAAGCTATTATGATAAAAATAAGGAAATATACATAAAGGGCATAGCGGAGGAAATGGGATATTCAGTCAGACAGATATACCGAATTCATGGTGAGGCACTTAAAAATATAAATGTCAGTCAATGTCAGTGAATGTCAGTACAAATCTATGATATTATTAATCTATAGAAACAGGGCGAAAGCAGCACCGCCCGTTTCTACCTCTCTTCTACATTGTTTTATTCCTTGATTTACAGCCGTTGAAACTTAGACGGCTGTTATGCAGTCAGTAGTTTCAGTCGGTGCAATTCCGATAGGCTGCGCCAAGCATTAGAGTAGTTTCCGGTTGCAACTATTTAGCCTGATTAGGATACGTCCGAAACGGTAAAACCGGATTAATAGAACCTCACGCACCTCTCAATGATGTGTCCCAGTGAGGGCTTTAAAAATTATTCAAGCATCTCCCCGGAGGTGCTTTTCTTATACCCAAACGAAAGGACGGTGAGGTAATGCCGAAACAAACAAAACTAACCGAAAAACAAAAGCGTTTTTGTGAGGAGTACCTCATCGACTTAAACGCAACGCAGGCGGCTATTCGTGCAGGGTATTCGCCTAAGACAGCTGAGCAAGCAGCGGCAAGGTTGTTAAGGAATGTTAAGGTACAAGAGTACTTGAACATCCTCCGCGAAAAGCAATCAGAACGAACGCAGATAACTGCCGATATGGTTTTGAATGAACTTGCGGCTATTGCCTTTACAGACCGCACGGAGCTTGCTCAGGTCGTACACAGGCAAGGCAAAGATGAAGAAACAGGAGAGCCTTATGAATATTTCGCTGTTGAACTTACTCAAACAAAAGACTTGCCTGATACTGCAAAAAAGACAATTGCAGGTATAAAACAAGGAAGAAACGGCGTTGAGGTTTCTTCATACGATAAGATCAAAGCCCTCGAACTCCTTGGCAAGCATCTAGGAATGTTCAGTGAGCGTAAAGAAGAATCGAATGAGAACAGTGAAATCATATTCAATATTATTCCGGCATCGCAAAGAGAAGAGTCGCAGGAAGAGGATTAATTATGGATAAAATGATTTATGTAAATGATGTGTATATCCCATTCTTAAAAGAGGAAAGAATGACGCAGATATATTACGGAGGTTCATCGAGCGGTAAAAGCTTCTTTTTGGCACAGCGTGTGGTAATGGATAATTTAAACGGTGTTAATTGGCTGCTTACAAGAAATATCGGTAAAACGATACGTAATTCACTTTTCAATGAAATAAAAAAGGCTATTTCAGCATACGGTGTTAGTCATCTTTATTCAATCAATAAGTCAGATATGGTGATTACCTGCAAAGACAACGGCAAACAAATATTATTTGCAGGACTTGACGACGTTGAAAAGCTTAAATCAATTACTCCAGCCAATGGCGTACTTGAAAGAATCTGGATAGAGGAGGCAACAGAGGTAAAGAGAGAAGCGTATTTACAGCTTAAGAAACGTCTAAGAGGATATTCTCCCTTTAAAAAATCAATAACATTGTCCTTTAATCCGATTTTAAAGACGCATTGGATATATCAGGATTTTTTTAAAAATTGGCAGGACAATAAAACCGTTTATAAAGACAATGAACTGTCGATTTTAAAGACAACCTATAAAGATAATAAGTTTCTTACTCCTGATGATATTTACAGCCTGGAAAATGAAAGCGATGAATATTTCAGAAACGTTTATACTTATGGCAATTGGGGAGTATTAGGGCATGTTATTTTTAAGAATTGGCATGTTGAGGATTTAAGTAATTTAATACCGCAGTTTGATCATATTTACAACGGTATTGACTTTGGCTATTCTTCAGACCCTAATGCACTGATAAAAATTCATTTGGACAAAAAACATAAAAAACTGTATGTTTTTGATGAATGGTATCAAGCAGGAATGGGCGATGATGAACTTGTCAGAGTGTGTAAAGAATTTTTCGGAAACGGTATTGTGACATGCGACAGTGCAGAACCCAAGACCATTGACTATTTATCGTTAAATGGTATTAATGCTATTTCTGCTGTTAAAGGAGCAGATAGTATCAACAGGGGCATTCGTTACTTACAGGGATATGAAATTATTATACATGAAAGCTGTCAGAATTTTAAGAATGAGATTGAACAATATCACTGGAAAGAAGATAAATACGGTAACGCAATGGCAAAGCCTGTTGATGCAAACAACCATTTGCTCGATGCCTTGAGATATGCTATAGAAGATGAAATGTTATCGGCAGAAGCAATGGCAGGAGTGAGATTGTAGTATGTGTAATCACGAAGTTGTACGAATAGGCGATTGCAAGGTGTGTATTAAATGCGGTATGACTTTGCTTGACAATAACAGGATGTTTCTTGACAGAAAGCTACCAAATTATAAGCCTAGAAAGAAAGGCAGGAAAAAATGAGCAGAAATATTAGAACACTTTATCCGGATTATTCGGCGGAATGCAGAGAACTTACAAAAAACGGATTTACGCTTGAATTATTATATAAAATTATCAATAAACATAAGCAGAACGCAGCATATAACAGAAAGCTTTATGAACGGTATATGACGCTTGATGAATCAGTACCGATTATGAGGCGAAATCCTAGGTTTGATGAATCGAACCCTATTAATAATAAAATCAATAATGACTTTTTTAGTGAGATTATTGATTTTAAAACCGGATACTTTGCAGGGAAACCTATTACATACGGTTACAGCAAAAGTGAAGAATCGGAAGAAACAAGCGGCGGAGCTGACGGTGTTGACGAAGCTGCAAAGTTAATAACGGATTTCACCACACGAAATAATATGTATGGCGTTGATATGGAAGTGACAAAGTTTGCTAGCATATATGGATATGCAGGCAGACTTTTTTATATTGATACGGACGGTGAAGAACGTGTGATGCCCGTACACGGATATGAGGCAATTATTTTATCCACAAAAGATATATCAGAACCTGAATACGCTGTCAGGTATTTTTACACGCTTGATATTAACGGCTGTAAGGTGTGGACTGTTGAATTTTATGATGATACTTACGTAACGGCATATACCGGTCATTTAACGCAGCTTACAGAAGTTGAAAAAAAACCTCATATGTTTGATTATTGTCCGCTGCAAGGTATTCCTAACAATAAGGAAATGATAGGCGATGCCGAAAAGGTGTTGGCTTTAATTGACGATTATGATAAGGTTTTATCTGATAACTCAAATGAGGTAGAAAGCTTTGTACATGCTTATATGATTTTTGAAAATCTCAATATTGATGAGGACACTATAAGAGATGGACAAAAAAACGGTTCTTTTAATTTCAGAAGCACCGGAACTCAGCAGGGCAAGGTTTATTTCCTGACCAAAGATATAAACGACGCTTTTACAGAGCATCATCTTGAACGCTTGGAAGATAATATTTACCGTTTCAGTAAAACGCCTAATCTTGGTGATGAGAGTTTTGGTAATGCAAGCGGTGTAAGTCTTAAATTCAAGTTACACGGTTTGGAAATAAAGTGCGGTATGTTTCAGGCACAGATGATGAATGCAGCACAATTTATGTGGAAACTGCTTGCATCTGCATGGACGAAAAAAGGAAAGCAAATTGACCCGCTTCAAGTGACTATGGATTTCAATAGGAACTTTCCGCTTGACCTTGCTAATGAAGCGCAGACAGTACAAGCTCTTATTGCAGCAGGACTTCCGAAGGAAGTTGCCTACAGTCAGTTGTCATTTGTTGATGATGTTGATTATGTTATGCAGATGATTGAAAAAGAAAAGGACGGTATACTGCCATTAACGGAGGTTACACCTGAAGATGATGCCGATAATATAAGCACATAATAAGGAGGGGGGCAGATATGCCGAAGGCGGAACAAAGTCTAAATGATTTGCTTCATGAGATACGGCGAATAGAGCAAAGCCGTGAAGTGCTTACCGAAAAGAAAATACGAAAGATTTATAAGCAGTTATTAAAAGAACTTAATCATTTTCTTGCAGACGAATATTTGAAGTATTCAAAGGACGGCATTTTAACAGTTGCAATGCTTCAGGAAAAAAGTCGATATGCAAAATTCTTAGAGGAAATTGAATCACATGTTAACAATTTAACTCCAGAGATAGTAGCACTTATAAAAAACACGGTTGAAGATACATATACAGCTTGTTATAAGGGAATGTCAGAGTCAGTATTGAAAGCAAAAGATACAAAATCAGCGTTGAATTATCTGAAAGATTTGAACATACGTCCTGAGGTTATGAAAAGGGCAATAGAGAATCCGGTAAGCGGTTTGACATTGCCTGATATTCTTGAGAAAAATCGTAAAGAGGTAATTTACGATATCAAGCAGCAGGTCAATATAGGATTGATGAACGGTGACAGATATGAGACAACTGCCAAAAAAGTAGCTGAGAGACTTGATATAAGCTATGGTAAAGCGACTAATATTGTACGTACTGAAACGCACAGAGTAACCGAAAGCGGCTTTATGGACTGTGCAAAAGACATATCAGATTCCCTTGACGGTTCAGGACTTGTTTATACTGCTGCGTGGCGTACAATGAAAGATGAGCGTGTACGTCCTCAGCACAGGTATCGTACTAAATCAGGCTGGAAAACTTCAATTAGCCGTAATGGTGCTAATCATCAAAAAATGGAGGGTGTTATAATACAGGTTGGTGATAAATTCCAGATTGAGCCAAATGTATATGCAGAATGTCCATCTACTAGCGGTACGGCACGAAATGACTGCCGTTGCAGATGTTTCCTTGAATATACTTTGATGAGTGTTGAAAAATTTGAAGAATTAACTGGTAAATCTGTTGACAAATCAGGTGGAAGTGGTATAATGAATACAGGAGCAATAAGTGGTGCGCTAAACCCGTATAGCAAAGCTGCTGAGAAGCATGCTACACAATATTATGAATCAGTAAGACACATGAAAACTGATACCCTTCATATTTCAAGATCAACAGGGATTTCACAGAATAAGATTGACAAGATAAAAAATCATGTGTTTATATCTGAGCACGACTTAATTGATGGTAAGCGGCGCTTTGATCCTGATTATGAAATGGCTCAATCATGGCAAAGGTTAATAAATGGAAACTTTAGGGAACAAGACATTGTTTTGCTCAAACATGAATATGCTGAATTACGCTATATGGAAAAGGGCTTCTCCCAGTATGAAGCTCATCTAAAAGCTTCGAAGAAATATAATTTTGCAAAGTATTGCGAGTAAAGGAGGTACACTAAGCAAATGGTACAGCTTTTTAATATTATGTCCGATGGAAAATACATTTCCTGCGATTATATACCAGAGCAAAGTGGAGAATCAGGACATATTGTTGTAGATTTAAACACGGAGGAAGTAAGCAGCGTAACTTTTTCGAACTATGAATACGGCAAGAAAATGTACATTGCTCGTGTGCGTTCGAAATTATTACAGCTTGTTAATTCAGGAAACAGAATTCCAAGTGAAGCTACAGCAATT